TGGGCTTCGATAGATACAAACGACAATCAGCTTGCTTCGACCAATGAAAAAGAAGTCCAGCATATTAGAAATCTCCTGCACCATCGCCCTTAATCGGGGATGGCAGAGTTTCCAGTACCTGAATTCCTCTTCTATTCTGGGCGTTTTAAATTCAATCATTGTTTCACGTGCCACATCTATTTTTATGATATTCCAGATGATGTTTTACACAGAACCATCTAACCGATAGGGGTTTATTATAATCATCATGATGAGACTGTGAATTTATATCATCACATACTTCACATGCCAATTTCTTTATTTTGCCTCGCCTAACATAGACACCCAGATAAGAACGGCAATTATCTTTTTTCTTTTGTTCTGGTGTCAGGGGATGAGTTTTACGCCAGACTCTCATATAGTTTCTATAGTATTCTTTATTCATATATTTTTTTATTCTGAAACATTTAAGGAGAGCACCATCCCTGAAAAACCTGCGAGTGTTCAAGATTGAGACTGATACGATAGATTCAAGCTCGGCATTTTGCAAGCAAGATGGTGCCCTCATATTTTTCAAGACAAACCTCGCACCGATTTTAAAGTCTTTAAAATCTTAAACCCTTAAAATCTAAAATCTTAAAATCTAAAACTTAAAACCTTAAAAGCATTCTCTTATGCTTTTGATAGCACGCCCTTTCTTTGTTTCCGAGATAAGAAAAAAACAAATTTGAAAAAAAATCTCAAAAAACAAAAATTACGTGCTTTGAATTGTGCAAGTATGGTTAAAGAATATGTTTTTATCCCAGCATTCAAAAGAGCTTACTATTATTAGGAATAAAGCAAGAATAGAAAGACCATTTTCTCGGATAACTGGGATTATCGTTTGAAGGGGCTTGCTCATCAAACACGCTCCAAAGAAGGGCGTAAACAAAAAGCGAACATACTCCTTGTTTCGCCGAAATGGGGTAAGGTTGCTAATCCCCATACCGACTTGGTATAATGATACGCCCTTTCTTTTTACAGAAGGCAACCTTCTCATTATACCCAATTTACTATACGACATCAATATTTTTTTGTCAAGACTTTTTTTGCAGGGCGGGTCTTCAGGGGATTATGAGGAGGTGATAGGCTGTAGACTGCCTTTATAATAGAAGACCCCACCCTGCGGATTTGGCGGACGGCTCGGATACATACCGCCGAAGTCCCTTCCTCAGTTACTTCGGAAAACGGTCGCTCCAATCCGTCCATGTCTATTCTGGCTTGCCCTTTGGCTTTTTCTTTTTGGATGGCACGGTTGCCACAAAAAATGCTGAACCATCAGGTAAGATATAGCCAGTAGGTTTCTTCTTAGGCATTAAGCCTCCTTATGTGAGTTAGAAAGAAAGTCCGATTTGTAACCCTGCGTTTATATAGCTTGTCCAATCCCCGTCAATCTGGTAGAAAGCCACCTCCAGAAGAGGATTGAATCCCTTCACCGCAAAGACCGATCCGAAGCCTATCCCCAGCGAGCCTGCGTCTATCTCATTCAAACCCGAATGAGTATAACCCCCAGAGGTCAAAAGATACAGGTTGATCCTGGTGGGATCGGGTGCGGATGTGAACCAAAGGATTTTGCCCGAATAGTTCTCCCAATCAGAGGACTGATTCAAATAAGAGACGGACAGGTATACGTTCTTAAAGGCTTTCTTCAAGAAACATATCTCGCTGGCTCCACTCACCTTGCCCTTTTCAAGCTGGCTAAGGTTGGCGGTCACTCCACCCTTCCCTTGAATGAAGTCCTGACCCTGTGCCTTACCGATTATCAAGGCACAGAAGACCAAAGCTATGGTTATCAAAATCATTAAACGATACATACTTTTTTCACCTCCTCTCACGGCAAAAGGTCCGGCACTTCGATAAATTTGAAATGCATCTGGTTATGGCAGTAACTTCGGAAGTTGAATACATTTATATTTCACCTTATCACCCTCTAAATCATGGTCTATATCAAAGATGAGAAAATTCGGCGGAACTGAAGGGAGGAGTATTTCTCTCAGTATCTCCACAACTGACTGAGTTAATCGACCGTCACGCCAACCTTCTCTCGGCACTTCGACTATGGATTGAGTTATATGTGCCACGAAGTCCCCTGTCCTGGCAACTTCGGCAATAGTTTGCGTAAACCGTCCCAAACCCTCGACTGACGGGAATGAAGGTGGAGCGTCTCCGTCCGTGCCCACGCCGAACCAATCACAGTATCCGTCATTCATAAACACTAAACCCACTCGACCAGCGGCAGAAATTTCTGAATCGGTTACTTCGATATTCCAAGATGCGGGTTCGCTGGCATCGGCTCTCCATATCTTCCCTTTCAATGCCGTTTCGTTGACTTGGAATCTTATGCAATACCATATATTGAATCCGAGAAAAAGACAAGCACCATCAGTATCATAGGTGTCTAAAACTGTCTCAATCCCACCTACTCTTTTGGTGAGTTTTAATTCATTGTCAGCAACAACAAACCTAAGCATGTAGCCAGTTTCAACGCCCGCATCCATTCTGACCGCTATTCCAATTCTCCCGCTTCCACTTACATCATAGGCTTGAGCACGGATTGTAATGTCTGTATTTGTGGGAGTCCCCGGAACCTGCCAATAAAGACCGTTAGGGAAGCCACCTGAGACATCTCCCCTCAGCACCTTAGCCCCAAAGGCTGTCGCCAGAGACTGACTGGCAGCGGTTTGCACTGTCCAGGTGCAATACTCTGCCCAAATCTTGACCCAATCGGAGGGCTGTTCGCCAGTTGTATAACTTGAAAAGTCCGTAGAGTTTTGAGACATAAATTTACACCGTCAATTTTATGCCGAATTCAGCGGCGTCCACATCCGCCTTGGTCCAGGGATTGCTTGGATTGTTCGGCGGATTTTCCCAGATGGTTTGGTGTACTTTGTAACTATCCCAAAAATCACGCTCATCACCGAGATAATCGGTTGCTGTCATCCGACATACGCTTTTGTATTTTCTCATGCCCGCATCATCTTTTCTGATGCACAAATCCAAGACGATTGCCTTTATTATGGTGCCCGCTATTTCCGCTATATCCTCGAATTCATAAGTGTCGATGTCATTTACGATACCGGTCTTATTGTAGGTGGCATCGTCGTCGATGTTGCTATCATCATGAGCATTCCCCCAGTTGTCCCCGGATGGCACGGCATCCCACATGGTGTGATCCCCGACCCCGTTCGGCCAGATGCAGTCTATCCGGCAGTCACCCAGAAAGTCGGGACCATCATCAATATAGAGATCACAAATATCAGTAATGCCTACCACTGCGTCAGCGAGGATTCTAACGGAATCGGCTCCCATGCCAACCGCCCCTCTTGTATTAACGCCAGACCCGCTGACGACCGATGTCTCATTGATCCGCACGTCAAATAGTCCGTACTCCGCATGTATATATACCTTGAATTCCAAGTAGAACCATGCATTCAGAGGGACGATTCCTATGGCGGAGGTTCCCAGTGTTGCTATATCATCCCCTCTTCTCACAGTTATGCTTCCATCTGCCAATATCGAGACAGAGCATTGCGTATCCCCCAATCGCACAAGTTTGATCAATTGATCGCCATCAGTGCCGTAATGGGTCACCTTGATTGCGAATCCGAGTGTAATCCCAGTTTTCACGGATAGAAAATATTTGGTGACATAGGCATTAGGCCAGACGATCCTGAGATGCTTTCCACCGGGTCTCCTCGGATTTTCATTGTTAATATTGACCGAATAGGCGACATCCCACTTTTTTTCTATATCGTTGGTGGCATAGTGTTGCATCCCATCCACAAATAAAAGTGCCATGTTTTTATCCTCCCATTTGAGCGCCCCCGCTCGTTACAAGGGTGTGATCGAAGTTGATTTGATCTCCCAATTCAAGCTCGATATGATCCAGTCCCGCGCTCTCGAATTCCACAATGCACTTGCGGAAGCAAAACCACTCAGTCAGCCATTTAATCAGAAGTTCGGCGGTGGCATCGTCCCGGATCCAATTACAGTCCAAAGTCAATCTCTGGGTGAAGTTATATTTTGTCTGGCTGTCGGCGCAAAGCCCGGTGTAAGTGGCGGGCGTGCCCCCCCGGACGTTGCTCGAAAGATTGTGATTGGAGGCGGTTAGAAATAGCGTTCTTGCGAATGCGTCGATATTATTTTTCCTATATTGAACATAAAACTCATTGTAGGTGTTTTTTAAATCTGAAAACCCAATTGGTTTAATTCCGCCTTCTTGTATCGTGGTTCTGTCAATGGTTTTGACCGGGGTGCTATTTTTTAAGGCGAACAGGCTTTCTTTATTCTCATAATTGACGAAATAGGCGATAGCGCACTGCTCGCAAAAATCTTTGATTATATTCAAGGACAAGCTTTGCCGATCCACAATATTGGCGAATTTCCAATCTTTCCGTGTGCCATTAGTCGTGTTGCCAATTCCGTCAAAAGCAGTTACGTTGATTTGTGAATCACCTAAGCCAAGTTCACTTCGTAGTATTAACTCGATTATATAAGCGCCGTATTCAGCTATGGCGGTTGAAAATCGACCATTGCCCCGTCCGCCTATCGCCGAACCATATTGTTCGCCCTTGGCATCCACGTAAAGTTTGTCCCGTTGCTCCCATTCCACTACGCCCTGTTCAACGAGGACCCTTTCCCTTTGACCCGATTTTTCATTGATCTGCGTGGTATATTTGAACCATTCACCCTGCAGAAGATAGCCCTGAAAGTAAAAATACATCGTGTCGACTTGTGCCGTTGAAGAGGCGTCGCATTCAATTCCGAATTCGTAAAGCGAAATCGCATCCAAATCTCCCGACTCCAAAGTTCCCAATGAAAAACTTAATAAAGATGGAACTCCCGCCGGAGCCGTGCCAAGAGTGGTAAAGACGGCTGTTTCTGTATTGTATCTTTTTACGGTGGCGCCGTTCCCGGTCCGTGTGCCAAATTGAATATAGAGAACCAAATCTCCCAATACGCCGACCCATTTACCGAACATGCTGGGTAGGATCGGCTTTAAGTAAAGCTTTTCATTGTTGCCTATGGTCAGGTAAGTTGTATCATCATCGTCAGTGGCATTCGTCAAAGACATGCTTGTAGGCGAAGTCTGAGACCCTTGCCCATGACATTGAGACCTCAATCGCCCTTTGAACTCAGTGCCCAAGGGAAACTCCAACTTGGTAGGCCTTGTATAAGTGGAGCTATAAGATCCGCTTACCGGCAAGATTTGTCCGAAACGGTTCACTGCGTTTAAAAATAAATAAACCATTGAGCCGTCTCCGACATTGACCGATTGGTTTCTTGACGCTAAATAAATCCGTTTATTTTTGTCAGCCAAAAACATCGGGGCGAACGAATTATTCCCGTAACCGAAAACCCCATCGCACATTTGCCCGTAAAGGAGTGGAATAACGCAACCCTTGTTTGTCTCCGGCAATGCCGGATAATCATTCAAATTAAGAACTAAATCAGGAATTGTCTTATGCCTCTTCAATCCCGCATCCCTCAGCTTGATCTCATACTCGCCGTAGTCAAAGGAGACATCATCTATCAAGAAGGTGTGCAGCCGGAGAATGTCGCTCCAGGCTGGATTCGATCCCGTCCAGAAGGCAAGATATATCTCGCAAGTGCGGTTTTCAAGATTGTATGAGGCGAAGGACTGATCGAACCTATTCGATCCGCTATATTCGGGATTGATGATCCTTATCGTCAGCCCACTCACCTTGGCTATGTTCCCTCCCTTCTCGATGTCCACGCTCTGGCTGATCTTTCCCAGCTTCTTTTCCGCCAGCATATTGCCGACAAAAACCTTTGTTCCCGCCCCGCCTTCCCAAGCGGTTATAGTTATGTCCCTTGTAGCCCAGAGAAACTCAGTCCAGGAGTCCCCCGCTTCCGGCACGATCCGAAACAGGATCACCCTTTCGGAATCCCCGACCTTTCCAGTCGTGATGGCATCAGGCAGAGTCTTCAAGCGTAGTCCTCCTCGATCACTATGTTGACCTCATGATTCGTCTCATCTATGATCTTCTCCGACCAGTCGACCAACCTTACCGTGTATGCCGTCCCGCCCTTGTCGTAATAGCTGAATTGATACTTGGCATAAACTATGGTCAATGTGACGAAAGCCAGCCAGTCTGAAAATTTATGATTGGCTACGGCGTTATTGTCCATGATCGCCTTCAATCTCCATGTCCGCTTGTAAGTCCCTTCGAGGCTATGGTCGTAGACTTTCAGCTTTAGATTCTCCGCCCTGCCGACCGATTGAGGTTTCTCGTAGTCGATGGGATAGGAGACAATCATTCCATTGTCGAAATAAATATAAGTCGCAGTTTTTAAAAAGTAAGGAATTGCCATCTCAATCTATATCCCGGTTATTGCGTGCCTCTTTTATCGCCTCCACCACCGCTGTCCTAAATACATCCTTGGTGAAATAGGCGTCCGCCTTTTTCATTCCGCTAAAGCTGAATCCCCCCATATTTATCACAAGGGGCTGGGACGGAATCTCTCCCATTCTTCTCATATACTCAAGGGCAGGTATTCCTATGCTCGCCACCGCCGGAGCCGGAATCACATACTCGCCAGGCTCAGCTATCCCGAACTTTCTCAAGAAACCGCCCGCCTGCATCATCTTCCCGACAAAGCCGCCTTCGCCGAAAAGAAATCCAAAAATGCCAAATGCTCCTGTCGCAACCCCATAAGCCGCCTGCATAGCTGCCCTTTTAGCTAATTCTTCTGCCAGTATTGCCGTCTTTGCCTTTTCGGTCGCCCTGAATATTCCAAGTTCGACTAAACAATTGGTGATATATGACGCCAGCCACTTGGCAAGCAGATTTATTATGAAATTACCCAAAGCCATAAATGCACTCCTCATTTTTGCGTGCCAGTCTTTGGTGTTATCGAACATATTCTTGAAGACATTGCCGAAAAAATCCCCCACGCCTGAAAATATCTCGATTGCTCTCTGTCTGTATTGTTCCAAATATTCTTGGCTTGCCTCAAGGGATTCTTTTCTTCTTTCCGTTTCAACCTCCATCTGATCCAAAACCAACTGAACCATGTCCTCTTTGCCCTGAGCAATAATAGCATTAGCATCTGCATCCATTTGTATTTGAATATCCTTTGCCTCTTTTTCCATATTAAACAAAGTTTCAAGAATTCTTTGTCTTATGTTCACTTTTTGTTCATCTGTCAGTCTCACATCTTCCAGCATCCGCTCAAGCATACCCTTGTATTCAAGCTCGCTTATCTTGTCGTATTTGAGCATCTGATCCATGAGCCACATTCTTTGCTTCGCTACGCCCTCGTAGGCTTTTTGAACTGCCTCTTGGTCAATGGGTGGCGGTTTTTCCGGCAACTCGATCCTCCGACCAGGCATTTGACCAAGAGTTTCAAGCCTCAATGCTGCCTTTTCCAACATGGCTATATAGTCTTCGAGTTCCTTGATATATCGCTTCGTCTCAATTCCCGGTTCGTAAGAAACTCCCAATGATTCTATTTTCTTTTTAACCTCATCTAATTTGCCTTTTGTTTCCTCTAATTTTTTATTTATGCCATCAATATCTTTCGGAATGCCTTCAGGCAATATTCCTAATCCTTGCAAAAGCCAAGTCACATCTTTAATCAAAGCAATAGTTCCGCTAATCGCTTGCCCCAACTCTTTTGCCCAAAATTCCAAATTCCCGCTTTCTATGAACTCTATTATGGCATCCCGCCACTCTTTGACTTTTGAAGCAAATTGCAAAGCTATTACAGCCCCAAATCCTTCTTCTAACTCATCGATCCAATTCCGCAAAGAAACTACCAACCCTTCGAATGTCCTTATCTCTCCGGCACTTTCGCCAAAAGTGGTGATCAAATCCTTCTTTATCAAAACCCATCTTGCTTCGGCGGATGCGGCTTCTTCAATTTGTTTTTTGTGCGTCCCGATTAAAGGAACGAGCATTCCCAACCTTCCGATCTGTCCCTCCATCGCTCTCGCCAGCATGCGCCCAGCATTCTCGGCATCCATGAGTCCGGCTGCCTCCATTGCAAGGGCAATTCTTGTTCCCTCATATCCCTTTTTGAGGCTTCCCGTAAGCTGGGTAATCCTTTGGAGGACGCCTATCACTTGCTCATCGCTGAATCGGGTAGTCTTTTGAAGCTCCATGGCATAATCTTTAATCTCTCCCTCTACAGAATTCCAACTTACCCCTGTCAACTCTACTGCAGTTCGCATCCGATTATAGACACGTTCCGATTCCATCGAGGCGGAAATCATGCTTTTCAATTCGCCTATCGCCGCACTTAAGCTAAAGGCTACGCCGAAAGCTCCCGCAAGCCCCATCAAAGTCCTTTTGATCGAACTCGCCATACCAGAGACAATCCTGTCCCCCTGTATGGCTCCAGCCTGCAAACCTTTTATGTCCATCCCCAAAACATACTGCAATACGTCGACTGTCGTAGCCATCACATCACCTTCAGTCCCATTTCTTCTAACGCCTTCTTATTCAGGCTTGGGCTTGCAAGAAGCCCCTTGGCTTTCGGCTTGCCCTTTTCCTCTTCCGTCAAGAGGATCACCAAAGCCGGCAGTCCGATCTCGTGCGTGATGTAATGCAGGCTCCAGCCCGTAGCCTCTATCAGCGTCATTATAACCTTTACCCAAGAGCCCCCGGAGCCTCCTTCTGGGGCGTCTCGGGGCTCAGCACGTTTTTTAGCAGATCACCCACCTGCACGAATTTCAGTATCTTCTTCATGTCGCTTATGTCCAAGCCTTCTCTCAACTGATCCACTGTAAACTTAGAATCGATCTTGCCTCTTGGAGCCAAGTAAACCTTCACAATCGGAAGCAGATCATCTATGAATCCATAAATGTCCTTGAGCACCGCTCCTATGTCAAGCTCTACTGACTTGTCCTTGCCCTTTTTTGGCGATTCGGAGAGCTTGCCGAACCTCTCGCCTCCGTGTTTTATCAAAGCCGTCCACAAAGGCACGGTGGCGTTCAGCTTCGCCAAAGTCGGCGGAAACACTTCGACCTCCTCCTCTCCCACGTGCACCCTTATCGAATCCTCGCATAAGATCGACAATTCGCTTGGTTCATTCATAAAAACCTCCTTTTGGTTTTTGGTTTCGGCAAACGCCGTAATATTCGTTTAAGAGCACGGGGTCTGCATTTACGCCATCCTTGAGCATTCCGAATTTCTTGGAAAGAAGGTCAAACCATCCTTGCCTGTCGGTCTGGAAACGGTGGGCGGGCTCGTCATGAATCCCCTGGGGAACGGCGTAGATCAACAATCCGTCAGGCTTCAATACTCGGATGATTTCATCCAGCGTCTTTTCTATGTCGCAAGAATGCTCCAAGACATGCCTTGCCCATACCATATCAAAACAATCATTCTCAAAGGGAATCTCTTCGATCATGCCAAATCTTAAACAATCGGGATCGTCAACTTTTTTCTTGGCTACCTCAAGAGCTTCCTCACAACAATCCAGTCCGTAATATTCATGTCCAGCCAAGACCTGATAGGCATTCGCCTCGCCGCATCCCAGGTCGAGCACTTTGCCCTTTTCTTTCGGCAAGAAATCTTTCAGTGTTTCATAGCTTTTTTGATCGGACTTTTGTCGTTGCGGATCAATTGGCATTGATTTACATCTGTGATAATGATCGATTTGAATCTCTTTGTTTTTCTCAAGAGACAAATCCATTTATTACCTCCAAAAGTTTTTGGGTGGCTTTTTCGTAAGTCCACTCCTTCCGCACCCATTCCGAAGCCCGCCTGCCCATTTCTCTTGTCTCGTCCTTGTGATCATATGTCCATTGGATTTTGGCTTTCAATTCGGCAGGAGAAGGCACCATCATTTTTCCGAAATCCTCTCCGAACCAGCTCAGTCCCTCCTCGCATTCGATCCCGATGTTGTAAAGCGGATTCCGATAGTCAAGGCATCCAGAGTTCTCTGAGACGATCACCGGCAAACCCGTAGCCATGTGCTCAAGCGGTATCAGTCCGAATCCCTCTCCCGATGTGGGATTGACCGAAAGGTCAGCTTGACGCAATAGCATGAGCATCTCCGCCTGTGTCATGTTCTTGCAGATAGCCCAATGCTTGTGCCTCAAGTCATATTGAACCGGCGAAAACAAAGAAAAGGGGCTGATCTTTTTGATGAGCAAGGAATTTGGCAAACCCAACTCGTCAAAGACCTTTTCCAATATGGCGAATCCCTTCCTGTCCTTCTCATGGAATCCCTGCCAGATGACCGTGAAAGTGTCCCTTTCAGGACGCTCCAGATAAAAGAAAGACGAGGGATTCACGCCGAGCGGAACGACAAAGACAGGCTTCCCAACCTTGTTCCTCTCAAATATCTCCTTGCACCATCTTGAGGGCACGATCACAAAGTCGCAAATATCGTTTATGTCCTGCGCCCAGGTCGGCGGGAGCAATTCCGTCTCAAACATGGTGAAGACGCCGAAGGCTTTCCCTCTTCGCTTCCATTCGTTTTGCCATCTGCGGTCGGGCTGTCCAAGATAGACATGGACATCCGCAAGGGCGGACTTGTCCTCATTGGGATCGACCAAATCCACGCCCCCCCTCAAAAGCTCAAGCATAAAATTCTGATAAGCACTCCCGTAGCCGCCGACCCGTGCGTGGCTTTCAAACAGAACCTTAGGCGTCTTTGACATAGCCAAAGTTTCCACTTGTGTCCGGCAGGCAGTCGAAGGTGGTCGGGATCACGGCCTGCGTGCCGTCTTTTTTGAAGGCTATCGCCCCTCCGCTCACGTTATAGACGGTATCGAATTTCCACGTCCTGTTGCCCACTCCAGTCGGGCAAGGATGCACGATCTCAAGCGTGGTCGAGCCTTGCTCGTCGTCATTCAGTTTTAATGACGAGCTTTGGAGATTGCCGGCCTCTTGTCCCAGAAGTTTCTCTATCTTTCCAAGCTGAAGCTCGGCGCCCCTCAAGGAGACTATAAATTTCCTTGAAGTAAGGTTCTTGACTACGGGGCCGAGTATCTGATCGCAGTGAAGATCGGCGAAGGCGTCCTCCCTTGCAATCTCCACGCCATCGAAGGTCGACCCCATGTCCACCCCGCCGATCTTGACGAAGGTGACCGGACCCGAATACAATTGCGTAGTGTCTACTGCCATTTTAAAACCTCCTTTATATATTAAGCAGTTATCGTTACATCGCCATAAGCCAGCAATGAAATATCATATAAACATTCAAACTTTAATTCCCACGCAGTTTGTTCGCCATTGCCAAATTTTATTTCTGTCGCTCCCAAACAAAAAGCCCTAAGAAAAGAAAACAATCGCACTCTTCCAGAAACCGTTGGTATTACGATATCAAGTGTTTCGGTTGGACGTGTATTATTACTGATTTCCAGATTAGTTCCAACAAGGCTCTCATCGGGTTGAGCAAAGGCAAATTTGAGTAGCACACCAGACAATTCGGGAACTTTAAAACTGACTATGATTTTATGTGAAAGTTTCTTTTTGATTGCCGTGCCCGGTATCTGATCCACGCTTATATCCATCCACTGAGTGTCGAATGATATATTGACCCCATCCAAAGTATAATAAATATTAGGATTGGCTGAATTAATCGAAATGTATGATACCGGTCCCGAATAGAGCAATGTCTTGTTTAACGGCATCTCATCTCCTCCTATGTGTTTCTCTTGACCACCATCCTGAAGGTCAAAGACTGAAAATGGTTCGGTCTGCCCTCCGGCTCCTTTATGTCTACTGCCGAGCTTTCCCCCGACTCCGCCACATTGACCTGGACCCCGTGCCCGGACACGGTCGGGAGCACATCGTCAAGAAGGTCGTAAATCCGCTCGCCGATGTTCGTCAAAGTGTCTATGTCCTCTTTCTTGTCAGGATAGGCGCTCACGAACCAAGTCACCCGATAGAGCACGTTGTTCATCTTGGTTTCTGGATCAATATTGCGGGTCAGAAAGGATAGATGGACGGTGGGCATGGCGCAGATGTCAGGTCGCTCCATTCCTATGATCACCTTCGAGCTTCCGCCTTTGACGTTCAGAAGCGTGTCCAGTGTCGAATCAGCGTCAAGGATTGTCTTCAATGCCGAAAGGACTGCGTATTCGTCTATGTAATGGCTCATTTGCCCAGACCTATCTTCTCGATCTTCAGGTTACCTGCAAAAATCCTCGTAAGCAAAGGACGGTATTTTTCAATACCCTGTATCAAAACAGGATAGCCCTTCTTCTCTACCCAATGGGCGTAGTTCACCAGCCGACCCATGCCTCTTTTGAATGCGAATCTTTGCCCTCTCGAATATCCGATATTTCGCTTGCGATAATCCAACACCTTTGATTCACCGTAGACTCTCCATGCCCATGCTTTTCCAGAAAAAGCATATTTCACCTTAGCCCATCCGCCGGCGAACACAGTCGAAGTCCACATGTTTCCTTTAAGCACTGGAGGAGTGAAGTTGATCGACTCCTCCAGCGCTCCAGTCCTGTTCTGCCAGGTGTGGTTGTGCTTGCAGTAGTGGGCGATCTTCTGAGTGGCGCCCTGCAACTGCATTTTCAACTTCTGCTGAAACTTCTCGCCGAAGATGTCTTTTGTCGTCCGATTATGCTTTCTGGTGAATCTGACTATCATAGCTCATCCAGGGTGCCATCTCCATGATTCGAATCGGAAGGATGGTTCATGCTATAGACAGGAGTTCGACTTTGCGTGGTGCTTGAGACCAAGTCCACCACCGGCTCCACACTTGCATTGGACGTGTCGACTATCTGCATCTTCCCCAGCCTGACCGCCTCAAGGTCGTCTTCCACTATCCGCCAGAGCGATCCCGCCTGGGTAGATCTGTCCGCCAATGGCTGTCCGCCGTAGTCGCTCAGGACATATGCCGCCGCCAAGTCCTTCGCCCATTCCCTGATCTCCGGCGGAGCGGTCGTTCCGTCCCAACCGTCTATTGTGTCAAGGTCAAAAACAGACTGCAGTTTGGATTTGATCCGATTCTGCGCCCTGGCGATCCGGGAGGTTATGTCCGTGTCCGTATAGCCCTTGGCGGTCTCCGCCACGCCCAGCCTGGTCTTGACATCGCCTATCGAAATCCAATCTGCCATAGTTTACTGTTGCCTCATGGTCTTAATGTAAATGTTCACGCCTCCGCCCACATCATGGGCGGCGTTGCCTGTCAATATCAATCGTGCTTTATAGGTCGGGGGAAGCGTCCATTTTTTGACATAGACCGAATCCACTCCCATGACTGTCGTGATAGCGGCAACTGAATCGTAACGAGCCCAATAAGTGCCGTCAAGTGAAACCTCCATCACCGCTTTGAGTGAGAGGGAATCTGTCCCTGTTGCGAATGCTCCCCTAATTCTTAAAGCATGTGCAACTGTCGTATATGCGCCGACAATGATCTTCGCACTCGTATCACTGTCCGGTCCCTTTATCAGCCAAGTGGTAGAACCGCTACTGTCCTCCGCCAAATCGGCAATATCCCAAATATGCACATTGACCTTTTGCTGGGAAAAGCATAGGCAGGGCAAAAGCGCCACCGCAAGAAATCCCGCCAAGAAAAATAATCTCTTCATTTTTTTAATCTCCTTTTAAGTTGATCTTTTAGGACAAGACGTCTATGAGCAGATAGCCGCACCGGTTGTCGAAGATTTTCAAATCCAATCCTTGCTCTTCGACCTCGATCCAGGTGGCTTTCACCTTCTGCTCATACCAAGTCCTGACAATCCTTCCGCCCCGATCAAAGCAAACTCCCCAGGTGGTGTCCTTCAAACCCATCCTTGGATTGACGAAGCCGATCCATACGTAGTCGCTCCATAACCCAGACAGGTTGGCCGTCTGTCCTTGCATGGCGGTGTCATAAATGGCGTCTGCTTCCACAACTCGAAGGTTTTGAAGGACAGGCGGAAGTCCGCCCGCAGTCAGAAGATTGGGATCGGTATATTTCCTCAATTCCAGAATGTCGGGATGGCGGCAGATTTTGGTGGCGACTTTATAAGGCAGCATTATCCTGTTAGCCTTTTTTCCGCAGGCGTTGTAAATCTGAATCTTCGCCGTCTCGATATTTGCCAGCGGATCGGAATTCACAAAGTCGTCCCACTGCTCGCCTGCCACAAGCGTCCTGTAATGGCTTGAGGAGGCATAATTGCCCGTGGTGGTGATGGAGTCATATGCCCTGAACTCCAAGTCCAGCTCGATCAGGTTAGTGACGAACTCCATCGTGTCGACCTCTGGCTTAATGGGCGGATCGGCATTGACCTTCTCCTCGTCTCCGCAAAGATCGTGCAAGGCTTTAGCGGTGCATTCGTATTCTATCGCCGTGCCCAGATGCCTTGTCGCCATATTGGATTGGGTTTTGGGCGCCCGATCGGTGATGAGCCTCTTTAAATGCTCAGTCTGGTAGACCGGAACCTTGTCCTTGTCCTTGACTACCGCAAATCTGGGAAAAAGCTGATCCCAGATGAATGCCTCGTTTTTCAGCATCTTGCTGACTTGCGACAAATAGGCGGAAATGTGAGCCTCCTTCGCATCGTAAAACTTGACCACCGGAGTTTTGACACTTCCGAATTTCAGCGCTCTTGTTGTTTCCATTTTTATCTTCTCCTTTTGATATTAAATCGAATTTAAGCCGCTATCTGGTGAACGCTCACCCGGACGGGAATCTCATCGCCGGCCACCCCGGCCCGCAATGCCCAGCCCAGAGCGAATTCCCCGTTGGCACCATCGTCATCAATCACCCCGTCGGCACCGGAAGGATGAACAACTGCATTCAGGGCGGTGCCACCTTCGCTATAACAGGGCGCTACTCCAAGCGTGCAAATCCGCACCGGCTTTCCGCTGGCGACCGTCTCTAAAGATATGCCGAAAGGCACGTCATTGTCGGTGCTCATGATCACCTGACCGTCGGTGGTATGAAGCTTCACGCATCGATATCTTGTTATTGCCGCCCCGGCGATGCGTGTTAGCACTTCGCTCAACACTATTTCTGACTGTGTGTATGCCATTTTTTTGCTCCTTTTTCTAAATTGGTTTTATGGATTGATTCTGTTTATCTCAAAGAGGGCGTCCTTGTAACCTATCCTTTGCTGCGGATTCTTGGCGTTATACTCCTCCATGAATTTCACGGTCTTCTCATGCAAATCCAAAGAATCTTCCGTGATTTGGTCGCTTGGATCGATGACCTTGAATGAGATTCCCATGTTTGTCATCCCAATGGGATCTCCCGACTCCTTGCTGATCTCCTTGAAAATTACCGGAGCGCCCTTGATCTTGTTGCTGAAAAACTCTATGGCGAAGTCTATGACCGGGATTTCCTTCTTCTCGTTCTCCTCGCCGAGAGTCAAGACTATCCCGTCTGGCTGTGCCATGAGAAACTGCTTGAATCCGGCATCCATATAGGCAGGCGTTATCTTCCCGTCTTTCAACAGCTGGCTTACGACCCCGTCTATCCGCTCCTGCTTTCTTTTTTTCGCCTCATCTGAAAATTGGGTCACCTGACTCTTTTTCAACTCTGCATTCTCGGTAGTCAAGGTGGCGACCTTAGCCTCAAGGGGCTTGACTTTCTCTGCGAACATATTGTCGAACTCTTCTTTTGTCATGTCGATATCTCCTTGTTTAAACTTTCTGCCTTTCTCCTCAAGACCAATACAAAGCACCTTGCCATGAGCATCTTCAAAAGACCCAAACTGATTCTGAAGTCCCTTGACTTGCGGGATGGTTTGTCCCAAAAAAGCCACTGCCTTCAAAACCAATTTGCCTGTTCCTTCAAAGTTATCCCAAAGTTCGATGCTTTTTTTCTTGTATTTGCCTTCTTTTACCCAAGTTTTCAATTCATTTGAAACTTGTTTGAATTTCGCCATTAACTTAGAACCGTTTCGCCATATCTTCTCCACCCAAGCATGTGCCGGTTTTTCATCCTCCCCTTCTTTATTATGCCCGACTATAGCGGGCGGTTCATGGTAACCCGGATCAAAGTTAGCAACCATTTCGTCTATATCTTTTTCCGTAAACGTCCCTTGCGGATATTCTCCCGCTTGCCAAATCTCGACCTCATCGAAATTGGGCTCATTGACATCGGACATTTTCACCCAATCCCCTTCTTTATTTTTTTTGTATCCCGCCTTCTCGACTGCCGACCAAGCCACTCGACTTGCATATTCCTCCTTGTCTCTGCCTTCGGGGGTATTTTCGTAAGCGGAGTTAAAAGCGGAAATCCAGATGTCCTGCGCATGGGCAGGCAAGCCCTTTATCTTTTCCGGCGGACTCGATTTATCATAAGGCATTTTGTCACCTCTCTTTCTTAATAATAAAAAAAGCCGATTAGCCTTGTCCACTCGGACAGAACTAATCGGCTTCTGTGTCAGATCATCCGAAACTGCTATTCAGATTTTATTTTATAGTTTTCATTAACTTACTGAAAGTTTCCTCCAATGTAGCCAACTCACTATTATAATATTCGTCTCCGTTTGCGTGTCGAATGTTCCCAATTTATTTTCGTGACCCAACTGCTCCAATGTAAAAGACAGCCACTGTCAGTCACGCTGGGTGATTCGGTCACGCTGTTTGTTTTCTTCTTTTTCATCTTTTCACCATCACCGTCTCCAACACTTTTATCGGAGGCTCGAATCCTTTCTGCACATTCCCGATTACCCCCTTGAACACATTGACCGTTATATTCCCTGTGAAGTCCGTCTCCAGAAGTTCTCGGATATAATCTAAATATGCCTCGTTCTTTTTGTCAAGCATTTTTTAAAAAATCCCCAAGTCCAGAATTATCTTCACAAAGGACAAAAAGGCTATGATGCCCAGCAGGATGTTTGTTGTCTTCAAATCTTCTTTCATTTTACGTCTCCTTTTTTATTTTCTTTTTTCAATTTTATGAGACGATTCCAAAATGTATGTTTATAGCTTTACGTTGATCAGAGGTTAAATTTCTTTTTATCTGCCCAGAGCCTTTACAAGAGAAACAAGCATCACCATTATTGTAATCTGAACCAGAACCATAACATTCTGGACATGCCTTTGCTGTGAACATATAGCTAAAATCTTTCTTGGGTTTTCTCATTCTACTCCTTCAACACTTTCGCAATCTCATGGTCGGGTTCATGCTCAATGATCTCCAAAAGACGTTTTGCCAACTCAAAGCAAAATTTGTTTTCATGCTGTCGATAGGAATACTGGCGGTGCTTTTTAAGAAACCAGGCGGTCAAAACCCCGATCTTATAAGAAATCAACTCTACTTTGACGTGATGCTCTTTTCCGTCAAATGTGCTATCCTCTAAAGCTACGGCTACTGGCACATCCTCAAACGGAATATTATCATCTGGAATCTTCGGATCGATATTGCTTGCCATTTTCCAAACCTCAACTTTCTTCTTCCCCTTTTTCTTCCCTGGCATTTATGCCTCCTCTCCTTTCAGCGTAAAACTCCACTGATCCCGACAACTTGGGTGCGGAAGCCCCATCGATTCAGCATCCAGAAGTGTATACGGATTCCCGCTCGCCAATTCTTGACAAATATCGCAGGACTCCGGGTCGATCAGAAACCAGGCGTCCACGTCCAAGCCCGACTCCTTGACCATCTCTGTCCCCGCAAAGTCCGCCGCCCGGCTAATTTCCGTCTCCGCTATCTGATCCGCCTTCCATTCCGCCATATCGGGAAACTCCTCTCTGATCCGTGCCGATATGTCGGCAGGCGTCAACTTCAAATCAAAAAGCTCCTGAGTCTTGCCCTCTAACAGTTTCCTTAAAGTGCTCCCCATGTCCTCAATCGTTCCAAGCTCATAAGTTCTCTTAGAAAAATAATCGTCCATCAGCCTGTTGAAAACATTCTTATTGACCGTCAAGTTAAGCTGATCCGCCATGCTTTGAGTTCCCAATATGATGGCGTCCCTCTGCCCCTTGCTCAGCACATCCGACATCTTGGGCTGATAGTCCCTGCGGATCAACTCCTCCAGTGCCGTCCGCAATGGGGCGTTGCTTTCGATTATGTCCAGATATTCCTTCTGCATGCCCTTGATTATGATCCCGATCTGCTTGGCATATTTGTCTCTTAGCTTTAGCGTGGACGCTATCTGATAGCCCTTAGACTTGAACTCCAGGGTTTTTTTTTACCCCTTTCGCCGAAAGGCAAAGCTGATTTTTTAGGCACTTCCAAAAGCTCTTCATTCTCTACGGGCTTAGGCACGTTGTATTTTTCGTAAAGAAAATTTTTGCTGACCGGGAGCCCTATCTCCACAAAAATAATTTTATCCTTTTTCGCCTCGCTCTCCAAATCTTCCGGTGGCTGATAATGAATTACGAACCTGGGATATGCCGTCACGTTGGCGAAATTATATTCGACCAAAAAAGGGATCAGCTGAGAGTTTATTCCGTCCATAAGAAGCTCGCAATCATCGGCAGTGTATTCGTATTTGGTCTCCGCATGCACCTTGCCCAGAGCATACGATCCTGTTCCACCAGAACCTTGTCCGCTTGTCAACGTCTGCCCGTTGATGGATTTGGTCATCTGTTCATCGCAATAGCTTATGAATTGCAAGTAGCCCGCATCCCCACGCCTCAAAGCCTCCAGAAAGCTAATCTTGATTCCCTCCGGCACTTTTATCTGGGAGCTATTCTGCAACGTCTCAAGCACTGTGTCTAATGCCTGCTGTTGAGCAGTGGTAAGCTGAACGGATGGATGCTCGGCTATCACCGTAGGGGAGCCGAATTTCTCCATAAAGATATTCCACCATTTCAAGGCGTTCTTCTTGAACCAATAATACCAGTATATCTCCTTTAGGATTGCATTGCCATAGGGATTCTCGGCAAAGGGTTCGTTACGAAGATAAATGAATTTGCCCGCAGAAAGCTCCTCTCCCATCCATGGAGAGGACGCAGTCTTCAGCCGAAGATGGTAATCTTTGTCAAAGACGAACCGATTTGGATTGCGACCGAATAAATCCGATATCATTGCTTTGTTGTCTTTCATTCCCCACATGATCTCGGATACGGACAGCCCTTTGGGAATGCAATCCAGAAGCTCGTAAAACGCCTCCCTTTGTCTTGGGAATTTAAAGGCTTCTGCCACAAAATCTGCAATCTGCACGTCCCGGTGTTTTTTGCTTGCAGGCACGATCTCCCATGAATTATTCAATACCGCCTTTTTGCGTGATCGGATGCAAGAGGCTATCTGCGGGTCCTTGTCCAGCATCTCCTGATATAGATTCAATCCTTTTTCTGCGTTGAATAAGCCCGCATGGACAGAGGATAGCACCCGGTCGGGATTGAGAAGGACGTCCCCAACAAAATAGTTCATCGCCTCGATGCTCTTGGAGATCGGAGCGACTTCTATCATCGCCGGCTTGCCAGCGATCCGCTCGTAGTTCTTATTTAAAAATTTAAGGACTTTTCCGATCACTTAAAACTCCTGCGTTTGCGTAGATTCTCTTGGCTTGCCAGAAGTCTCGACATTGCCGAATATCATGTGAGGCAAGCCCCAGCACGTCAACGCCAGCGCTATCACGCAATCGTCATGCTTGCCTTGTGGCGCCGAATATTGAATGTTGCCCGCATTCGATTCCGTCCTTTCAAACTCTTTCATCTCATCAATAAGTTTGGGAATATGGGGATATTTGATTCCTCTGTTCGTCATGGTCACAATCAGGTTTTCGATGAGTTGCTCTTTCGACCTTGCGGTAAACACATAGCCCGGACGGTCGCCCTCTTTGTATATCCTGCATCCCGCCCGCTCTAAGTCCTCTGTGATCGGATCGCCTATGCCCGTGCTGTCGGGAATCACTTCGGCATCATTATATCTCTTGGCGGTCGCCACAGTCTTGCCTTTCATCAGTCCCCAGGACTCTTTTTGGAATCTGTCAAAATATACGATCTGCCCGTTTTGCTTGTCGGCAACGATCACCACCCACCAGTCCGAATGCTTGGCAAAGTCCGAACCCAAAACGTATTCATGCCCCATGATCGGATCGGCAAGCTCCCCGCCGATGCAAGCCTCGATGAGATCAACAGAAATAGCCAAGCCTTCGGCTTCGACGTCCCAGTCATTCATCACAAAGCGGGCATATTTCTTGGGATCAATCTCCTTGAGTTTCAATAAACTCTCAAGAAAATCTTTTGGGAGAACATCAGCATTATCCCAAGTAACTGCTTCAGTCAATCTAAAATCTTTTTCTATTTTAGGGGGATTTTTCCAGAGCGAATAAATCCAATTATGCCCTTTGACATTGGCGGTATCGAAACCAGAATGCATAGGAAGATTAAGATTCAAAAATTCTTGTGAGGGATTCACTTGTCTCCTGAGCCGTCCCCAAAGTGTGATGAATTCATTGTCGCTTTTAAGTTCCTCTGCCTGCTCGATAAAGAACCATCCGAGATTTAAGTTTTGCAGATTATTCATCTCCTCAAGATGCCGGAACATGATTCTTGAACCGTTCTTCAAATCCACATTCCTTTGGCTATTGACTTTCTTGTTGGTGTATTTCTCAAAGTCAATCAAAGTGCTGTCTCGTAAATCGACAAATTCCTTTCGGAAGATCACACCGAGATTATGGGGAATCATCTCTGAGTAAACCATCGACCTAAGAATCCCGCACATCGTTTTCCCGGTTGCCCAAGCCGAGACCATCGCCGGATAGCGAGCCTGGCTCAAGACGAAACCGCTTTGAAACATCTTGAGGCTTATCTTCGGTCTTTGGCTGGTTGTGGTTTGTCTGGATGATAAAGACTGGACTGCCTCCAATTCCCTCTCCTTCAACTTTTTGAATTTTCAGA